ATAAACGACATGGACCCAAACAAACCCGGAGAACGGGCTATTGCATTTAATTTAGAAAGAAATAAAGGAATATGAGTAAACAATATTCGATGTTTATAGGCCGCTGGCAACCATGGCATCAAGGACATCGTTGGTTAATAGATCAACGTTTAAAAGTAGGTAAAAATGTTTTAATATGTATCCGAGATGTTGAACCAAACGAAAAACAACCTTGGACGTCTGATGAAGTAATGAAAAATTTATCCGAAGAATTAAAAGATTTACTTAGTGAAGGTAAAATTAAAATTATAAAAATACCAGACATTGAATCTATTAACTACGGTAGGGGAGTTGGGTATGAAGTAATAGAGCACATACCTCCTCAAGAAATTAAAGAAATATCAGCTACAAAAATTAGAGCTAAAATGAGAGAAGATGGTAAGTTATAAAGAAACTATTATTAAAACGTTAATTTGGAGAGTAGTAGCTACTTCAATTACCTTTACTTTAGGTTGGGTAGTAACCGGAGATTGGAAATTTGGATTAGCTATTGGGGGATTAGATACTTTATTTAAGACAATCGGGTATTTTACTTACGAAAGGTTATGGCAAAAATATAAAAATAAGCATATTTATTAAGATAAAGTTCTTATATTTATAATAAAAGATTATGGCAATACGTTTAAAAGGTACTCTAAATACATTAACTGGTGCAACAGAAGAATCTTATATAAGGATAGAATATGCGCAGTACAGACCATTTGACGGTACGATTGCTTATAACCCTGTACTATATAAAAATACTTTATCAGCTGATATGTCTAAGATACAGTATTATGGACAAGAACTTCCACAAGAAAAATTTTTAAGTCCCTCAGTTAGTATGAGCTTAGAATCAGGTAGTTTAGAAGCAGATGTAGCTTTTGATGATATAATTATACTACCACTTTCAGGAGCCGCTCAAGAAATTACTATTAATCATTATGCTAATACGTTACATTCTATGAGTGTTGAGATTACAGATTTTGATGAAGATGGTAATGAAGTGATAACTAATGATTTTACGTATTGGAACGAATATGGAATAGCTAGCCAATCATTAGAAACAAGAAATCCTATAGATCTTTCCAGATCAGGTAGTTTATTAGAACAATGTTATGATCATTTTAAAGGTATATTAAAAGAACAAATACCAGCAGAAAATATTTTAGATATTTAAAGTTTAAATTAGGTTTTATGCAAGTTAAATGGGTTTACGAAAACGTAACCGGTTTTGATTCTTTCTACAGTAGATTTAATCTTACATTGTTAATTACTTCCGTTTGTCTATGGAGAAAATACCACCCAGATCATAAACTTATCTTATACGTTGATAGATTAACTTTTGTTAAATTATCTTACTTAGATGTAATGTACTTATGGGATGAAGTTAAACCGTTAATGTATAATGAAAAGATAAATCGAGAAAAACTATGGGCTGGTTGTAAATCTAAAATTGTATCACAAGCAGATGGACCTTTTGTAATCGTAGACCACGATTTTTTAATTTTTACTAATATAGATAAATTTTTAAAAGATGAAGTTTTATACACTTACGATGAATCTACAGAACAAACTTATATTGATAAAAATGAAACTGCTCTTGATATTCTTTCTGAACCTATAAAATTTTCTCAAGATCTTGCTGCTAATGTAAGCTTACTATACTTACCTGATAAAACCTTTGCCGCTGAGTATGGAAATAGAGTTCTAAAGAATCATATAGAATTTACACAAGCATTAGGTAGAGATATTCATTCAGGGTTCTTAACATTATCTGAACAATTTCTATTAAAAGAAATGTTAGTAGAAAATAAGATTAAACATAAAACTTTAAGCAGTAATATTTTTTGCAATTATAAGGTAAAGTATTTAGATGAAACAAATAATATAGGCATTTGGAATTCTGAAGAAATTTTTCGATATTATAAACATTACGGAATAGAAAAAAGGAATGTGTTAGATAATATAAAAGGGTATAATTACGATGATACTGTAAATTACCTGTATAGGTGTATAAACTCAACTAAACTTGTTAATATCGACTACTTACATAATAAATTAATAAACAGTATAAAGACCAGATGAAAAATTTAGGAGTAGACATAATTTATATTCTTAATCGTAAAAAAGATTTTGAAAGAAAAGAAGCAGTACTAAAAGAATTGAGCAGTATAGAAGGTTTAAACTATCAAATTATAACATCCGTAACAGGAAGTAGTTTAGATACTGTACCAAATCTTATTAAAGACAAAAAGTTATTCCCTATCTTCACCGACCCCAGAGGTATAATTACTAAGAATATTATTGCTACTGCATTTACTCATAATAAAGCAGTAAATACGTTTATCAAATCAAATTATGAAACCTGTTTAATAGTAGAAGATGATATAAAATTTGCTAACCAGTTTTGGAAAGATAATGCAACAGGTAAAATAGATAAAATAGTTAGTGAAATAAGTAAATCTGAATATGACTTAGTTTTTTGGGGCAGATCGAGATATGCAGATTATCAAGAAATACTTAACACAGGTAAAGTATCTGAAAATTTATATAATACAGCTCTAAATACAGATTTTTACGGTGCTCATGCTTACCAATTAAATAAGAGAAGTGCAAAACTAATATCAGAAAAAACCATTCCAATCAAATTTGCAGCTGATGTTAATTTAGAGTCTATGGATATCAAAATATATTCACCTCTCCATTCATATATTAATCAAAACCCAGGACCTTTTACAGGAGCAGCAGCCAAAGAAGTATTTAGTATGGTTAGTAGTGTGGGTGATGATGGATCAATATATAGAAGCTCTACAATGGAAGACTATGACAACAATTATAATACTACTGTTAACGGCAATTACGTTAGAAATGTGAGAGAATGTAATATTTTTAGAGATATACCTATTGATAGAGTTGAATTTAAACCTAGAAAACTACCAAATGGACAAATAGTTGAAAATTGGGCGACTGTTTATTTAAAAAAAACTTAAATTAAAGTTGGTAGTTAAAATTTTTATACCTATATTATATAATATTAATCGATTAATTAAATTTAAAAATTATGGCAAATCAAAAGTTGGCTCAAGAAGAGCTAGACCAGTTATCAGAACTTCAGCAAAAGAACGCTGCTTTAGTACAGGAATTAGGTACAATTTCACTAGCTGAGATTAACCTTGACGCTAGAAAAGAAAAAGCAGAAGAGTTTTTAGCTGAGTTAAGAGAAGCAGAAGCGGACCTAGTAAAATCTTTGGAAGATACTTACGGGGTTGGATCAATCGATCTATCAGCTGGAGAATTTATTCCAGCACCAGCTACTGAAGAAACTCCAGCAGAATTTACCGGAGATGCTAAGGTAGAAACAGCAGCAGTGCCTGAAGTAGTAGAAGAGTAAAATAAGAATATTTTACAGACTTTTTAGAGAGGAGGGTTTTACATCCTCCTTTCCTATTTATTATAGAGAAGTAAAACTTTTTTTACTGTACTGTTTTACATTCCTGAACGATATTTATAATAAACTTAAAATAAAATAGACCAACATGGCAGAAACAATCATCTCCCCAGGTGTATTTGCGAGAGAAAATGATATTTCATTTATCAGCCCCGCCCCTGTTGAGGCTGGAGCAGCAATTATCGGCCCAACAGTTAAAGGACCAGTCGAAGAACCTACAATTGTTACCTCGTATAACGAGTACGTTAGAAGGTTTGGAGACACATTTACTTCCGGATCTACTAAACAAGAATTTTTAACCTCTGTTGGTGTAAGAAATTATTTTCAACAAGGTGGTAATTCTGTATTAGTAACTAGAGTAGTAAATGGAACTTTTACTAACGGAGCTTCTACACACGTATCATCTTCTGATAATGGCGCAACTCAACCTTTTACATTAAAGACAATAGGTAAAGGCACTATCTTTAATAATTCAACCGGGATTACAGAACCAGGTGCAGAAATTACTAATAGTGGCGGAGTTCTATCAGCAGGCTCAGCTGACAATATTAGATGGGAAATTCAAAACGTAGACGAGAAAAAAGGTACTTTTACATTATTAGTGCGTAGAGGAGATGATAGTAATAATGCAAAAGTAGTCTTAGAAACTTTTAATAACTTATCTTTAGATCCTGAATCTTCTAATTATATTGAATCAGTAATAGGTAATCAGTATAAATCTACTGCTACCGACGGTACTAAAGACTATGTTAAGACTTTTGGCGAATATGTAAATAAATCTAATTATATTTATGTCGACTCCGTAAACACCCCAACACCTGGTTATATTCTTAACGATGGTGTATCTGTAGGTGTAGATGGAAGTAGTAATTCTTACTCAGCTTCTTTACCAATTGTAGAATCTGGTTCATTCCACGGAGCAACTGGAGAGATTGCACCAGCATCAGCTTTATATGGAACAGAGATTTCAGATGTTAATGCTCAAGGATTAGAAGGATCTGATTATACTAAAGCAGTATCAATCTTAGGTAATAAGGACGAATATATATTTAATATAATTTCAGCTCCAGGCTTAATTAACCATAATCCTTCTCAAGGAAGTGTAATTAATAGTATTATAACTTTAGCAGAGACTAGAGGAGACTGTATTGCAGTAGTAGATTTAGAAATTTACGGTTCTTCGGTAGCTAATGTAACAGGTGAAGCAACAGGACTAAATAGTTCTTATGCTGCTGCTTACTGGCCATGGGTTCAAGTAAGAATGGCTACAGGAAGAAATTCTTTCGTACCTGCTTCTTGTGTAATCCCAGGAGTATATGCATTCACAGATAATAGCTCAGCACCTTGGTTCGCCCCAGCTGGATTAGTTAGAGGTGGAGTTGTTGGAGTTATTCAAGCAGAGCAAAAATTAACCAGAGGTCAAAGAGATCTTTTATACGATGGTAAAATTAACCCAATCGCTACTTTCCCTGGACAAGGTATTGCAGTATTTGGTCAAAAGACATTACAAACTAAAGCTTCTGCATTAGATAGAGTAAACGTAAGAAGATTGTTGATTGAGCTTAAGAAGTTCTTAGGCGACCAAGCTAGAAACTTAGTATTTGAACAGAATACTGTAGCAACTAGAAACAGATTCTTATCAATAGTTAATCCTTACTTAGAATCAGTAGTACAGAGACAAGGTCTTTATACTTTTAGAGTAGTAATGGATGATACAAATAACACAGCAGATGTTGTAGATAGAAATCAATTAATAGGACAGATATTTATTCAGCCAGCTAAAACTGCAGAATTTATAGTACTTGACTTTACAGTTGAACCTACTGGTGCAACATTTAACGGATAAATTTTAATTAACGATATTTATAATAAAGTAAATACAACATGGCAGTATTAGATCCAAACGAAATAATGTTTAAAGCCTTTGAACCAAAGGTACAGAACAGATTTGTGATGCTTATCGATAACATTCCTTCCTTTATGGTAAAGAATGTAAAAGCTCCTACTTTTACCGATAACGTCATCAAATTAGATCACATCAATTCATATAGAAAAATTAGAGGAAAAAGAGAATGGGATGATATGACCATGACTCTTTACGATCCAGTAACTCCTTCAGGAGCTCAAGCAGTAATGGAATGGGCAAGACAAGGATATGAATCTGTAACAGGTAGAGCTGGTTATTCTGATTTCTATAAAAAGGATTTAACACTTAACATATTAGGACCTGTAGGTGATATTGTAGGAGAATGGATCATCAAAGGTGCAATCTTAACAAACGGAGACTTCGGTCAATATGACTGGACATCTGATGAAGCTGTGGAAATCAGCATTACGGTAGCAATGGACTACTGCGTATTAAATTACTAATACAATTCTGCCTCTTAAAAACATTAACCCGGATTTTTTCCGGGTTTTTTGTTGGATCCAAAATAATTTATTCGTATATTTATATATAGAACAAGTTATAATTGAATAAAATTTATGGAATCAAAATTTAACCTACCTACAGAAACAGTAGAATTACCTTCAAAAGGTTTACTGTATCCCGAAGATTCTCCTTTAGCAAGCGGCAAAGTTGAAATGAAATATATGACCGCCAAAGAAGAAGATATCTTAACCAATCAAAACTATATTAACAACGGTACAGTCATTGATAAACTATTAAAATCACTTATAGTAACTGAAGGAGTTACTTATGATGATATTCTTATAGGGGATAAAAATGCTATTATGATGGCAGCTAGAATACTATCTTACGGTAAGGAATATACGTTTAAAGCTTATGGAGAAGAGTATACAGTAGATTTAAGTACTCTAAAAACTAAAGAAGTAGATTATTCTCTATACGACAAAAGAGTAAATGATTTTGTATTCGATTTACCCCATACTGATAATACAGTAACAGTAAAACTTTTAACTCATAAAGATGAATCTCTTATAGAAAGAGATATTAAAGGTAATCAAAAAATAAATAAAAACTCTTCTACATATACAACTTCTAGACTTAAGTACTTAATTACTTCAGTTAACGGTAGCAGAGAAACTAAAGATATCCGTAACTTTGTAGATAATTTTTTATTAGCTAAAGATGCACGAGCTATTAGAGAATACGTTTCTAAAATCACACCAGATGTAGAAATGACTTATATAAGAAACGGTAGAGAGGAGGCTACAGAAATCCCCATTGGGATCGGGTTTTTTTGGCCTGACATTTCAGCATAGAACTTTAATCTTTTCTCAAATACACGACATTGTTTTTTACGGTAACGGCGGTTATGATTGGAATACAGTTTACAATATGCCAATATGGCTACGTAAATTTACTTTCAATAAACTAAGAGCACATTTTGAAAAACAGCAAGAAGAAATGGATAAAGTAAATACTCCAAAGAAAAAAGAAAATAGCATTAAAAGACCTACTTTTACTACTAAGGCTTCTAAATAATAGAGGCCTTAACTATTTATAGTATATACAACTATACATGGCTGAAGAAAACGAAAATATAAATATTGGTGGTAATAATGCCGTTAACGACGCTGGTGCTATAAAAGATTCCATTATAGGAATACGTAGCGCAGTAAAAGAAGCGAACGCTGAATTAGAAAAATTTGGCGAAATGCAAGCCAACATTACTTCAGAATTTGGAGCAATGCAGTCCGGTGCTAATAAAGTTGCCAGTATTCAAAGAGAGGCAGCTACTTCTTCTAAAGCTACAGAAAAAGCAATTACTGAACAAAAAAAACAGCAAGATGTAGTTGCAAAATTAAACGAAAGAATTAATAATTATCTTAAAAAAGCAGAAACATTAACAGGTTCTGCTAGAGATGCAGTACTGGAACAAGCTCAAAATTTAGCAACCGCAAGAGACGGAGCTCAGTCATTAGCTGACACTTTTGGTGGTATAGCAGATGATGCAGCTAAATTAGATAAACGGACATCATTTTTTGATGCCTTTGGGGACCTGGCTGCGAATTCCAAGGTATTTAAGCAGTTTGCAAGTCCTTTTAGAGATGCCGCTAAAGCAGCTAGAGAAACTGTAATTTCAAATCAAAAAACCGGTAAAAGTGTAAGTGTTATCGGAGCAGGAATGAAAGGATTTGCTGCTTCAGCAGCTAAATCAGCTTTAAACTTTTTTAAGTCTGGGGGGTATATAGGGTTAATAGTTGGAGGTCTGAAAATGGCTGTGAAGTTTATGCTGGATATAGACAAATCAACTTCTAAAACAGCTAAAGCTTTAGATATTTCTAAAAAAGAAGCAGCAGCATTTGCATTTAACGCTATGGCTGGTGCAAAAAATGTAGATTATACAGCAGAAAGAATTAACGCCGCTACAATACAAGCATCAGCTTTTGCTGATCAATTTGGTATATCGAATCAGAATGCTGATGTAATGAACCATTCTCTTGATAGTATGACTGTAAAGTTAGGATTATCTCAAGAACAAACCTCAGAATTAGCATTAGGATTAATAGCTACAGGTCAAAATGCAGAAAGTTTTAGAAACGAGATGCTAGGTACCTTAGCAATTCAAAAACAGCAAAACGGCACCGGAGTTACTACTAAAGCACTTATGAAAGATATTGCAGGTGCTTCTTCCGCATTTAAAGTTAATTCTGGAATGTCTGCTAAAGAGCTCGGTAAGGCAGCAGTTCAAGCAAGAAAAACAGGACTTACGTTTGCACAGTTAGAAAGCATATCAGATAATCTTTTAGATTTCGAAAGCAGTATTCAAAATGAAATGACTGCTCAAATGATGACCGGAAAAGCGATTAATTTAGATAAAGCTAGATTAGCAGCGATGAACGGCGACTTAGCAACTGTAGCACAAGAAATTTCTAAACAAGAAGCTGTACAAGAAGCATTCGCTACTAAAAACGTACTAGCTCAACAAGCAGTTGCTGATTCATTAGGTATATCAAGGAATGAATTAGCTGATATGTTCCAAAAACAGCAAGCTTTAGAAAAATCAGGCTTTAAATCTGCAAAGGATCGTCAAGCACAGTACGAAATATATCGTGAAACGATGACTGAAGCAGAAGCTTTAGCTAAAATTGGAGATGAAGAATTTACAAGGATTACTAAACAAGCTTCTTTCCAAGAAAAAATTAATATGCTGCTTGAGAATATGAAACATATATTTACTACAGCAATAGCACCAGCAGTTGAAGACATTATGGGTACTCTCTCCCCTACAGTTGTAAATGATTTAGTTGAAAAAGTAAAAGACTTTGCTACTCAACTTTTATCCCCAGATGGTACTTTAACTAATATGAAAGCTAACTTTATGGGAGTTTATAATACCTTAAAAGGGATAGGCTTGATAATTAAAGCAGTTTTAATAAACCCTCTAGCAGCAGCATATCATACGATTGCCGCAACAGTAGAAGGTTTAAAAGAAGCTTATTATTATACTACATTACAATTTGATAAAGCAAGAGAGGCAGGGAAAGCTCAAGAAAAACATTCAGCATTAGCATTAGCAAATGTTGTTGATGTAGGAACTAATATAATTAAAGGAGGAGCGCTCATTGGCGGTAACGAAGAGTTAGGTAATGCCAAAACCATGACGGATATGGTAAATGATGCTTACGATGGTGGTTTACCAGTTAAAGACTTTGTTTTAAAACCTTTAGGAGAAGATACTATAACAATGGCTGGTGGTACAAAGCTAGGAGGAAATGTAGAAGTACTATTAAAAGAATTAATACACACTGTAAAAAGTGGAGGCGATGTTTACTTAGACGGTAGTAAAGTAGGACAATCGTTAGTAATGAATGCCAAACTAAGTAATTAATAACTATTTATAATTAAAACAACTATTATGTCACTAAAAAGTAAACTTAAAGATTCTGTATATGGTTTGAAAGGAGTAACTCCTGAACAAAGAGCTGGAGCTAAAAAAACCTCTACTCTACATTACAATTCTTCCATTACTGATAACCCAGATATACTGGCACAGGCTTCTTCGTTGAGTTTGAAAGGTAAAAAACCTGCAAACAACTACTTAGATAATTTACCTGAAAAATCTGTTAATGGTAGTATAAGATCAAATGCATCAGACCTAACAGGAACAAACACAGATAACAGAGGATAATAAAACTCTGAAACCATGGCGTTAATAAGCAGTACAACAAATCTTAAAACTTTAAAGTACGAAGAATTTGGAGGTAGTGTTACTAGAACAAAAGAACCTCTAGTAACTAAAGATATTACCAAAAATCCAAGTCCTTCTAATAGTATTTCTTTGGGCGTTGATAGACGAGTAGATGATGTAAAGAGGATAGGTAAGCTATTAACATCTACACCAGCAGCATTAAAATTTAGTGCTAATCAAGCAGCGTTAAATACACTTGAACAACGTATTAAAAGTAATAAAAAAGGAAGCGTGGCTGGCGATATTATTAGAGGCGCCGGTAATACTGCTAAAGTTTTAGCATCAACAATAGCACAAATACCAGTATCAGGTACAGGTACACACTTTGTAAAAGGTTTTGCGGGTAAGTTAGGATACATTGCAGGTATACAGGGGCATAGAGACTATAAAAACAACTATACACTTTCTCAAGATGTAGATGGCAAAGGAATTATAGTTAC